AACAAAAGCCTCTGCAATATTTTGTATATCGTATGTGTTGTACTTATCTTTAGCCCCAGGGAATGTAATTCCATCTAAATCTAATACTAATAATTGTGTACTTGCACCTCGATCTGTCATTAATGCACGTGACTCATTCTTTAATTTTTTCTTTAAAGAACCTTTGTGCAGTGCATGTCCTGCTGCAGCGTGTGTGTTCAACAACTCATAGAACTTATCAAAACCTTCTTGATTAGGTTCAACAGTATAATGTTCAGAGGTAAAGTTTTTTACGAGTGGGTAAGGTTTGGTTCCTTCTTTTGTTATTTCTTTAACGAGTTTTTGTTTAGCTTTTAGAAAGACTAATTCCATGTTTTATTTCTCCTTGTTTTTTAAATAGATTTCTTTCCTATCTATTTTTATTTCGTCTCTTGCTTTGAATGCTAGTTTAACATTTTTTGATCCAACTTTTGTAACTGTTATCTCACAGACGATCTCGCCCAGCTCTTCTATGTGTATAACAACGCCTTCTTGGACTTTTCTAGTTAAGAGTAATGTACTCATTTATCATAAATTTTGCTGTATGATCCTTCGGCATCTAGAGGTAAATCTGAACACCAGTCAGGTGGAGTAGTCATTATAGCCATAATTCTATCTAATGTGTCATCTGGATTTGTATCTGAACCTAATGCAATGATTTCATCATGAACTGTTAATACAACGTGTATCCCTGGTAGCTTTTGTATAGTTAACATTTGATCGGTAATAACTATACGAGCCAATGCTTGTACAATATTCTCAACTAACCGAGGACCATGCGTACGTGTAATACCATTTCTACCAGAGTCATACACGAATTCGCCGGCATTAAATCGTAAGTGAGGATATTGTAAATACATATCATTAGGTAGCTTAAGTGCATTACTTGCAACAGCTAACGGCCCATAGGATGTATTCATATCAGTTCTATCTAACATAGAAAATAGTAACTGTTTACCTATACTCCATAACGCAGGGATGTTTGGGTACATAGCACGATATTGAGTAACAATACCTAGCGCAGTATCTTTTGTTACATCAATAGATGGAGATCCCTGTTTGAGTATAGCTTGGTATTTGTCTGCCCCCATGCCATAACCTAATCCAAGGATAGCGGTTTTACCTACATACCTCTCTAGTTTGTTCTCTTTAGTAACTTTTTTACCATATATTTGACTAGCGAAGTTACTGTACACATCTTCACCTGCAGCGAATGCTTGTACTAAATCATCTTCTTTAGCTAACCAAGCAAGCATACGAGCTTCGATGTTAGATAAATCTGCGATATACAGCATCTCCCCAGAGCCCGCTTGTATTGCATTACGAAGTTTAGATCCACGTGGTAAGTTTTGTAAGTTTATCTTTTCACTACCGCCGAACCGGCCAGTGTGTGCTGCATAATATTTTAAAGGCACAGATAAAGTACCATCTGGGTTACAACCATCTAGTAGTCTTTGAGCACGTGTTTCTTCAATACGTGATTTTACAGCCTCCCTGGCATCCCAAATATGTTTGTACTGTGGGTACATGTTACACATTTGCACATAAGCAGCATCGGTTTTACTAAAAGCAGGTATGAGCTCACCTGTACGTGGGCTCTTTTTAGTCGGCAGTACAATCGATAGCTCGTCAGTTAAGTGTTGTGCAAATTGTTTTTGTGATGCTAATTGTTCTCTGGTTAACCCACTTGCGGCAATTTTACTTTCTGTTTCAGCAGCTACTTGTTCTTTGTGTGCTATTAATAAATTTTTATTTAAGAATATTTTAGGTTGCACAAACATTCGACATGTTAAATCAATTAAGTCGAGTTCTTTTTGTGGGTAGTTGCTTAACATAACCTTGAATATTGCATAAGTAAGATCTACGTCTTGTATACAATATCCAGCTATTTGTTCTTCGATGTCTGGTGGTAGGTCAAAGATACCTTTTGCGTTAACAAGTTCATCGCCTTTACGCATAGTTTTATCTTGTGGAAACAAACGTTCAGCTACGTTGGCTAATGAGGCACTTTCATTTGGTGATATACCACGAGCCATGGCCGCTGTGTCGTAGTAATACGCTGGCTGCACTTTGTAGTGCTGTGTAAGTATGTACGCATCGAACAGTGTGTTGTGGCAAACAACTGCGGCGTCATCCCATTGTATAGCTTGGATAGCTTCAGTACATTCTTCGGGGCCGAACCATTCTGTAGGTTCGTCATTAAGTTTTATACCTACGCCCCATACTTTAAATAGATCTGAGTTGACGTATTGCACAGTATTAAGGTGCTTCAACGAGTGTTGGACATCGTAATAGGTTTCAAAGTCTAGTGTAATTATATTCATGGTTTTTTAGTTTGTTGCATTAGCTGACGCCAATGTTCGTAATCTCCTTTTTTCGCGCGTTCCCAACCGACTTTGGAGTTGAACATGTTGTAGGCAACACTCATTCGCACTCTTTTGAACTGCATGTAAGGTGCATCTACATCAGAGTAAGTATATGGATGTTTGGTATTTCTTTTTACGTAAACGTAAGTTGACATATCGTTGTCCTAACTGATTGACATTTATCCTAAATGCTTTATGTTTAAGGCATAGGGTATCACAAATTTAAGTGGTACTGTAATTTAACTAAATTTAAGGTGATTAAATGGCTACTATAGCAACTTTAAGAAAAAGTGGTAACGTAGAAAGTAATCAAGCTTTCAAAGGTTTCCCTGAAGGGCAAATGTTTGTAAGAAAAGCTACAATTACTACTCCTGTGTTAGTGCTTAATGATGTAATACAAGCTCTTGATGCTTTTGCTGGGGAAACTTTGCATGCGCTCAGAGTTGTATCTACTGATCTTGACACAAATGGATCTCCGGCAATTGTATTAGATATCGGTCACACAAACACTGATACTGAAACTACAGGTACTTCTACTGCAATTAAAGATGGATCTACTATTGCTCAAGGTGGTGGTATTGAATTGTTTAGTGCACTAAGTGCTGATGACGATGCAATCGAACCAATTGAGTTTACTGCAGATACTACTATTGATATTCACGTACAAGTTGGACCTGCTACAGGTGCTGCTGGTACTATTACAGTTTTTGGATACTTTACTTAAGAGTAAATATAACTTAAACTTTAGGAGTTGATTTTCTCCTATAGTATCAATGAGTGTAAAAGGGCTTACTTCGGTAGGCCCTTTTTTTGTTTGTACAACTGATCACCCAGGGTGTATGAGTGATGCACATTTTGTTTATCTTTTACTATTAGTTCAAAGCCATCAAAATGCACAATATTGTTTTGACCTTGTTTGAGCAAGTAATCTTTAAGTTGAGATAGACTAGTCCATTCTTTAGTTAATAAAGGATCGTCAAGTCTTTCTTGTGGAGAGGGAGGCGTTGCCTCTATAACATCGTTGATAAACTTTTTTACAATCTGATTAAGATCTGCACGCGTTATCATACGTTTCTTTTTATAGAACTTTTGTCCAAGGTTCATTCGTTCTTTGTCGGTTAGTTCAATTGATATATTAGTTTTCATCTTTTTTCCTCTTTCGTTTGGTTTTTATTGTTTCAGGTTTAGCGTTGCGTCTTCTAATCTTTTCCATCATTTCAATATGTTCTTTCATTGTCATCATGTTCTACCTCATACATTAGTTTACGTAAGAACCAGTCAGCTTTTTGTAAGTCCTCTAAGCCATTTTTCTTTTCGTATCGCCACAAATATTTCATTATGGTAGCTTTTAAATAGCCATGAAACTGATCTTTAGTAAGACTAGCTTTGATCGCGTCAATACATTGTATGTCGCTATACTTATAGTGTTCCGGATCAATCTTGTTGGTCATTTAACTTTTTTACTGCTTCCTGTTCTAGTTTCCAAATGTGTCGAATAGTTTCCTTTTCGTTTTCGTCTTTTGTAGTGTTATAGACTTGTATTAAATGCCGTTGCATTTCTGATGGCGGTGGCATATCTTTTAAGTCTATTACATCGGTGAGCATATTTGCAAGCTCATCCATAAATTCATCGTCATTCCCAGTCATGTTTTTCCTCCGGTTGATTTGCAGAAAAATTCTTAACTCCTTTGATTTTGTAAAACCAATCTGGAGCTGATCTACCTTTACTCCAAGCGGTAGCGTCTTTAATGTATTCTTTACCTAATGCTAAATAATTTTGATAGGATTTTTCGATATCATAACCGTAATGATAAGTATATACATGTTTATATACATCTGGCATGCACAATGGAGCGGTAGTAAATAGTTGATACATGGTGGTGCTAGTACGAGGAATATTTTTTGGTATTTCTTGTAGCGGTTTAGTTAGATCAGCACAAGCATGTTGCTTTTCATATCGAAGAAAATATTCATAAGTTAAATGTACGAAGAGCGCATAAGTCCACCAATAAGCTTTAAAATCTGTTTGTACCCATTTTACCGCTGGGTGGTGTGTGTAAGCAGCTTTATATAGATTATGTCTGTCTGCATATTGATCTCCGTCTAACTCTCTGTGTGCAGTGCATAGTATTTGAGCTGTCTCTAAAACCATTTTTACCAAAAGTTTATCTGGTAAATCAGTAGCTGCTTTAGCAGGGTCGGTATTTGTTATGAATATGTTCATTGTGCTCCTAATAGTTTAAGTTTAAATAAAGTATCTTTGTTTACTGCAAATACATTGTAGTCTGGAACAAACCAAGTTCTTTCTTCAGATGCTTTGTCTACTTGTTGTCTAATTGGAATTGTTTCCCAAGTAAAAGGACTAGGGTAATATTGTTTTCTATAACTCCAATAATCTTTTTCTGGCTGACTAGTACCATGGTCTAGAGGATCATGGTGCATAGGAACAACTATATTATTTTCATCTGTAAAATAACTTTGTGTTGCAGGTATTTGTTGTTGAGCAAAAGCATTGTATCTATGCACTTTCATACGACCGTTACGCGGGCCAAATTCTTTTATTTGAGCACGCACATACCGTTGACTATGATGAATAATAAGCCATTCATCTTCTTGAAAAACATCTTTGTGTTGCATTTTACCGCTACGAAATATATCAAGAAAACTACTGTAATGTTTAAGACTGTAATATTCTTTTTGTAATATTAGATCTCTAATTTGTTCAGGGCCAAAAGAATAACCATCTCGAACATAAGGTATTCCTTGTTCATCACACCAACGCGATTCTGCATTGTTGTACATATGGCAATTGTTATACATATTTTTCTCCTGTAAGCGGAGTTTGAATAGGCATGAAAAGGTTTTAATTTACCTATCGGCTCTCCTATTCAAACTCCTTTCTGTGAGTTGTGAGCCGAATTCCTATAAGCGGAGTTTGAGTAGTCATGTTAAAGGCAAGTAGCCTCTCGGCTCTCTACTCAAACTCCTTTCAAGGTATACAGAGCCGAATTCAGGGCAGCAGTTAGCTTGGTATCAGGGCATCCGCTGTCGTGTGATTTATAAAATCACCTTGGACTAACCATGCTAATGTATCGCATGTAACTTTGAATTAGTTGTAAATTATAGACTGCTGGTTCGAATCGTATACGCTCTCGGACCTCTAGTCGCACTAGGTCGAACAGCCGGTCGTATCAACTAACTACTGCTAGTGTTAAGTGTAAGAGTTAAGCTTGGTATCTGCTATCGGGCAAGGGTGAGGTTATTGTGTATTATAGAGCCTCACTTAAAACCATTCTCGCTTTTTACAAAGAATACACCTTACCAGGTATCCCTACTTACGATAGGGTCGTATCAACTTAACTCTTACGGTGTAAGAGTTAGATGTGGTATCTAGATGGCAACGGGCGCCTCATCTACGCTGCAATTGGAGCTCTGGCCTCATCGGTCGTGTCAATCTAACTCTTACGATAAGCTTTTATTAAAAAAGTTCTGTGATCTTGTTCATATTCATCAACAGTATTGTATGGTTGTTCATTGTAATAAGATCTTTCTTTACAGTTCTCTTTGTACATTTGCCATACAAACTTATGATAACTTGAATCGTTCAATAAATTGTTCATAGTAGTCTTCTAAAAATGGATATTCGTTTTCAAAAGCCTCTTCTACCACTGCCTCTAGTTCTTTAGTTGCAGCACTGTTGTACATGTAGTTACTAAAGTTTTCACTAAAATACACAAAGCAAGCCTCTGAGTAAGTTACATCTTCTTCTAGTAAAAGACTTAGAATTTTAACTTTAGGATTAGGATGGAGTTCACTAAACTCTGACCAACATTGATCAAAGAAATCTTTGTAGTTGTCTTCAAAGTCTTGCATTTTTTGTTTTACCATTCCCATTAGTCTTCCATGTTTATGTGCTCGTTTCATTTCAACTTTAGCCGCATGGCTTAAGTTGTTAGACATATAATCAGGCATGTGTTCAAAGTACTTCTTCATCAGATAAGTCCTGGCAAATAAGTTCAATCTCGTTTTCGCCTTCGGTAACGATTATTCCTACCACCTTTTTACCATTATTCTTTACTTTTTCAAAGTGGTGTTTCATGTCTATGTTTCTAAAATAAAAGCCACCTTGAGCTTCGCCTCTAAAAGTTTCGTCTATGAATGTTTGTTCGTTACTCATCCTCCTCCTCGTTGTTTAATTTTATTTCATAGGCTTGCATAACTTTTACTATTTTATCCATAAGTAAAAGACCATCCCTATAGTATTGTTTATCTTCAGGTTTAGCTAAATTCATTTGTTCTACCATGTAATCAGAATACTCTTCATACTGTTCATAAGTAGCTTTCCAATCTATAGTAATCCCATGGCTTTCGCGCTTTACCATTAGGTACTGCACGTAACCTGTAGCTATTTTTTCTAGTTCTTTTTCATCCATTATTTTCTCCAATCTGGTTCAACTTCTTCCCATTTAGGCACAGGCAAACTTGAGTTGTACCGTAAAAGCTTAATGGGTTCTTTTTTGAGTGTAAGCTTTTGATGAGTCATTGTCTTTTTCATAATGAATAAAATAATAGACACAGTAAGACCACCAACCATAGCTGCAGCCATACCGCTGAAAGTACCATAAAAAGCAACCATCAATGTCAATGTAATCAATACATCGACAAAGATATCTGAACCGATAGTCTTACGACCACCGATTTTAAGCGCTAGCAGCAGCAGCCCTAGCGCGCTGAATATTCCTATCGTAAGCATTGTTTCTTTGTCTCCACATTAAATAAGCCATGTATCCAAACTGGATTAGCTCGATTAAGATCCATAAAGCAGTTGTAACTGCACCAACAATATTAGTCATTAAAAACTCCTATGATGTATAAGACTGAAACTAGCATAAAGCAAAGTCCCAGCATGATTAAAATAAAATGCAATGAAGTTACCATTGCAAACAAACCAATGAAAACTACAGAACCAACTCCAATGGATTTAGCGTAATCTTTAATTAGTTTTTTAAATTTTGATGACTTGGCCATAAGGTGCCTCCTCTAAATCAGTAGTTACCCAAAGAACTGGAAAGTTAGGTTCGACACCAAAGTCATTTGAACCTAAGTCAGTTAAGTAAACCAACGCAGATACATTTGGATAATGTTCGTTAATGTAATCAATAACAGGACTAAACATAGTCCCACCTCTACCCTTGTAAGTTACCTTCAAGGGTAGATTATCTTTAGTGTATTCTTCATCACTACATACTTCCGTATCGCATTGCAGAAAATGAACACGCTCAGGATTAGTATCGAGTAGAATGTGAGATGTTTCTGATGTGAATATCTCCAACTCTTTATCCGACACCGATCCTGAGGTGTCAACAGCGACAGCTATTTCTTCCAGCGCTGGCGTGTGTAAGGATGGTAAGTACATACCATTTGCAATAAATCTTCTGTTTGGCTTAGCCCAGCTAAAATCAGATTTGTTATTTGCTCGTAAGAATCTAGCAAGAACAGTCTTCCAATCTACTTTTGGATCGGTGATACTTTCAATAATAGTTTCTAGATTAGCGGGCAGTTTACCTTGAGCCTTGGCTGCCTCAGCTGCTTGTTGTACAGCAACCT